AGGTGTTCATCAAGCTCAAAGAATTTCAGAAGAGCATGGTTGCCAACCGGACGAACTTCAAGCGTCTCGAAGTTTATTTCGGGTCCTTTGATTTCAACGAATACATCGGCAAAGAGATTGTCCTTGGTGTTGAGAAGGTCAAGAGTCCACAAGGAATGACTGATGCGCTGCGTTTCAGCACACGTCCGTTACCCAAGAAGGAGAAGCCAAGCATCACACCTGAGCGATTTGCTAAGGCATTGCAGGCCATTGCTGATGGCAAAACCACGGCTGAGAAGTTAATCAATGACTTTAATCTAACATCTGAGCAACATGCTGAAGTTACGGGCAAGTAAGTGTGCACCGCTATTTAATAGTGGCACACCAGGTCTGACGCCTAATCAACAAGCAACCCTTGATGGTTTACTAGCTAAGATAAAGTTGACTGAACTACAGGCGGCAAAGCGTGATGAGCTGATTGCCAAGCGCGATGCCAACCCTGAGCTAAGTCAAGGTGCCAAGACATTGATCGAGGAGATCATTGACGAGAAGGTATACCAGTACAAAGATCAATTCTGGAGCAAGGAGACTGACAAGGGTACTGCTGTTGAGGACGAGGCTATTGAGCTATACAACCGCATCTTTTTCACCAACTACAACAAGTTGTCTGACGGTGACAAGTACGCATACCTCAGCACACCGCTCATGCATGGACATCCTGACGTCGTTGACGCTGACAGGCTCAAGGTGCTTGACATAAAGTCATCATACACCAAAAAGACGTTCCCAAAGACTGAGGAGAAGGCCGCTAAGAAGGTCAAGGAGTCAGGTTATGACTGGCAAGTGAAGGCATACTTATGGATGCTACGTCAAATGACCGGGCTTGATTGGCGTGATGGTGAGGTGGCATACATGCTGTGCAACACACCTGAGGAGTTGTTAGGTGAATGGGACGAACCGACGCTGCACTACATGGATGACATTGACGACAATATGAGGGCCACCATAGTTAAGGTGGCCCTAACCGACGAAGACATCGCAACGATCGAGAATTGGCTTAAGGTAGCTAATGATTATGCTGATAAATATATTGGCGTATTAAAAACCAAGAACCTATGAGAGTCCGGTTGTTAACAGATGGCGGCTATGGCTTACGTCATGACGAGGTCGGTAAGATCTATGAGGCCAAGCGACATAACTACGGTTACCTAGTTAATGTAGGTACTGATGAGTTATACTTCTATGCAGATGAGGTTGAGGTAATCCAGGACCATGTCTATTTTTTAGAGGCGGTAGAAGACAATGCTGAAAACTATGTCTTAGGTATTGCAGTGGCAATAATATGTATTGTCACAATTATTTTAGTAATCTTTTAATTATATATATGTTTAAATTCAAAGGGATTGCCTACAAGGTGGGCAATGTGGAGACCATCTCCGACAAATTTCGTAAGCGTGAGCTAGTATTAACCGATGGTGCTGACCAGTATCCGCAGTACATTCCATTCACATTTGTTAACGACAAGTGTGACTTATTGGAGAGCATTGCTGAGGGCCAAGAGGTCGAGGTGTCGTTCAGTTTAAAGGGGCGTGAGTGGACTAGTCCACAGGGTCAGGTGAAGTTCTTCTCAACTATTGAGGGGTTCGCTGTTACTGCTGAGAAACCGGCATTCGTTCCAGCGCCTAGCACACCAGGATCAGGTCACACTGACGACCAGGACTCGCTTCCTTTTTAAGTTCATAGCGCCTGCTAGGACAGGTTTGTTGTTTTGGTTTAATGGGTGTATCCTAGGGCACCCATTTTTAATCTAATTTAATTATGTATACAACCACATCTACGGCTGACCAACAGATGGTCAGCGACTCTATTGTTGAGTCTGTAATCAATAAGTATAAGCAGAGGTCTAAGCTAGGAATTGAGAAGTATGGCGTCACGATGGACCGAAAGGACTTGTCTGACGTTGACTGGCTCACGCATGCTCAGGAGGAAGCTCTTGATCTTAGCCTATATCTTGAAAAGATGATTGTGAAGAAGAAGATGTATGCCGATGCGTTCGAATGGCTTGAGCAGCAGCTTTACAAAACAAAGTGGGACGAGCTTACGCACAACGAGAAGATGAATATTTTCGGATCAGCAAGACTAATGGCTAACATTTAAACAACAAGAACAATGAATACAGCAGTAGAATTTATACTTAAAGTAACAGGATTTACTATTATGTGGTATGCGGTAAACTATAAAAGAGAAACAAGAATAAAATCTTTTTCAACTCTTTGGTTTGCAATAGTGGGTATGATGATTATTGCGGGAACTTTAATACAAGTAAACCTTTAAACAACAAGAACAATGAAAACAGCAGTAGAACAAGCATTAGAAAGCTTACAGCAAAAACGTAAACATTTTATTGGTAATCATAAAGATAGTAACTCAATAACTGAAACTAAAGGATTTTTACAAGGATTAGATTGGGCAATTGATACTATTGAAACTGCAATAGAAAATGAAAGATGTGAAGAGGAGTGGAGAAGTGAACAATTAGAAGAACTTAAAAAACAAGAACAATGAAGCTATTTAATAGAAATTGGGGTCAATGGACAGACCTATCAACTACAGGGTATATGGGTAATAAGTATGTGCTTCAAGCAAGGAGACATAAAAACGGAAAACTACAATACCGAGTTGAGAAAAGTGAGGATAGTTACACTTGTGAAATCCCAACACTTGAGCAATTAGAAAAAGTAACCTTTAAACCACAATAACAATGAAAACAGCAGTAGAAATAATTGGCACAACTATTTTTGTATTGGTAGAAATTTATGTACTTGGAATAATTTATTGGGCTACAAAAAAACAACATTTAAAAAACGAGAACAATGAAAGAAGTAACTAAATACCAATTAAAAATAATTGAAGCACTTAAATTAGGTGCTAGATTACAATCTAATGAGGGTAAAGACTATAAAACGTGGCTTATTTATCCAAATGGAGATAAGTTAACAGTTAGAAGAGACTCCGCAGAAAAGGTATGTGAGATTTATGACAGGCAATTAATTTTTGGAGAACATCTTGGTATAAGATGGAGATATTAAAAACAATTTAAAATAAAATAAAATGAAAGAAGAAGCACAAACATTTGAACAAGCAGTAAAGCCATTAATGAAATGGCTATGCGAAAACACTCACCCACACACAACAGCAATTGTAGATGGTACACTTGCGCAATTAGTTGAAGGTGTAGAGAATGTAAAGACGAATGAATTTTTAGTTGATTAAATCAGAATAAGATGACAGCAGTAGAATGGTTTGCAAAGCAAGTATTAAGGTCAAGGCAACTTGGTTTTATTTCAAATGAAAAGTTCAATGAACTACTTGACCAAGCCAAAGAAATGGAGAGGGAGCAGATAATGGATGCTTTTATTTTCTCAAAAGACCCTTTTGGTCTTTCTATTGGTAATAGCCACACAATTAAAAAAGCGGAAGACTACTATAACACAACCTTTAAATCAGAATAAGATGAAACAAAAAGAATATAAACCAACCCGACAAGATAAAAGCAGAGCGGAGATGAATGCTATTGGTGCTATATTAATTCTTATTGTTATCACTATAGGTATCATTGCTTTTACTTTGCAAACAATTTTTAATGTTTTTTAAGATGGAAAATTATCCTAAATGGGTAAACAATCTTGTTTACTTTTTAGCCGGAATTGGCTTTGGTCATATATTGTTTAATGTAATATTATAGTCATGCCCGATATCAGTATGTGTGTTAATGAAGAGTGTCCACTTAAAGAAACTTGTTATAGATATAATGCTACACCAAGTGAATTTATGCAGACTTATGCTAACTTTGAGTATGATGAGGACACTAAGTCATGTGATTATTATTGGAAAAATGTAAAAGATGGGAAAGATAATACTAGAGTTTGACTCTTATGAAGAAAAAGATGAGGCTAGAACAGCACTTGATGCTTACAAGTGGAAAGGTGCTGTTTGGGATCTTGACCAAAAACTACGTGAGATAACCAAATATGGTTATGTTGGTAAAGTAGAAGCTACTGAAGAAGAAAGAGAGTTAGCTGAAAAACTTAGAACAACACTTAGAGAAATATTAGAAGAATTCAACTTAAACCTAGACTGATGAATAAAAAGAAAGACTACAAGATTGTAGAAGTAACACATGGTTTTCAGACCAAGTATACTGTAAAGAAAAGAGTTTTCTGGATTTTCTGGAAGACAGTAAAGAACAATGCAGGATTTGATGTAGCATATGACACTAAGAGAGCAGCTCAGTCATATATCAATTTCCTAAAATAATCAATTCTACAGAAGTGTTAGGAAAAGTACAACGGATTAAGAAATTATGAATATTGTAGAAAAGATTATTAAAATGGATAGAGCTATTAGAACAGAGATGGAAGAACTCTCTGCTAAGATTGCAGAAGAGCATTATAACATTACAGACGGTGTAGATCAGAATCTACATTATCTATGGTATATGTACCATAAAGGTAGTAAAGCAGGTATGTTCCGGCCATTTGTATATATGGCCGAACTACAGTTGCTAAAACACATGGGTTATATAAATGATACTGAGATAAAGAATATGATTAGAATGCTTGAGTCAGAGGACCAAGATAATCTTCATATGGTTACTTTATCTATCAAGAATTTTAGAGACCTAAGATTACAAGAGCATGGTGAGTATAGCAAAGTAAACAAAGCATACTGGAGTATTGCTAAAAACTATGGACATGAAATACTTAACCATGAAATATTCATGCAAACAATGGCAGCTAAATAATGGCAAACTTAATAAAAGAATACATAGTAAAAGAAATAAAGCTAGAGAATAAGGACATACAGATTATGAGTCCAAAGATTATAGCTGGCTATGTAATGCACAAATATAAGTGTAGCCCCTATTTAGCTAAAAAGATTGCTAAACAATTAACAGATGACAGAACATGATTTAACAATTCTTGGATTTAACAAAGTAGAAATCAAGGACTTAGAGAGTCAAAATGGATATGATTATTATTATTATACTTTTGAAGTATTTGAGGGTTTAACTCTCTGTTCAGTAGACAGTGATAGGATAAGTGATGATAATTGGCATGTTACAAATTTAGAATGGCCTGATCATTTTAGGCTTCAAACTCCTCTGGAAGTTGATTCTTTTCTTCAGAGCGTAGGTTACCAGGCACCAGTTTAGCTTTTTCAGATAGAAGAGTACTAAGTACAAGACAAGCAGCAGACTCCCAGGCTTCATCAATAGCTTGGGATAGTTGATCAAATGGCATCTTGGTAGATAAAATATCACCTGTTCTTAGATGAATTCTAGCACCTGCATCAGGATTTCTTGGATTAATAAAAGATATCCTTGTTATGTGAGTAACATTCAGATGCTCAAAGTATGAGCCATCTTGATCTTGGAATTCTATTGGTAAAAACATTAGACTATTTGATTACCTTCTATTTTACAATTGCTAACTTGTACTAAGTTACCATTTCTTTTTAGAATAGCAAATCCATGGTTCCATTCATTTATTTCTAGATATTCTGGAGTAAGTTCACACAAGCATCCAAGGCTATAACCACGGATAATTGTAGAATCTCCTGGACCATATACTCTTTGTGAACTAGAGCTTGTTTTATGAAAGTGATTGATAAGACAATTAGTCTTTAACCTCATTATAGCAGTACGTGCTGGTACAACACCACCTGCACCGGGGATTTTATCTCCGTGTTCTATTAAGAAGTCACCAAAGACAACTTTAGATCTAAATGGTATATACTGTACACCATATTCAGCTACATGTAGAAGTACATCTAATCTGAATTCATCCATGTCTAATAGTTCTGATGCCTTAACTCTAAGGTATCTTTCAAATCTATTTTCATGGTTACCTGGGATGAAGTAAATAGGAATATTTGGGAATCGCGATCTGCAATAGTCTAGAAATTGTCTACCAGCTTCAATTTCCTGTTTGAAATGAACCATTCTTGGATCCTTTTCATGGAATGACATCTGGTAGAAGTCTAACATGTCACCATTAATAAGTAATGATTCTATGTTTTGTTTTTCCATTTCATCAAATGCTACTTCTATAGCATCATTATCTTGATATGGTATATGTAGGTCTCCAATAACTCCTAATGAGTTACAGCCTGATGGAAATACAAAAGTATCACGCTTAGTAGCATAAGACTCTGGTAGGAATTTTTCTTTCATAGTAAATTCTACTTTAAGTTCTTTTTGGAATTGTGCAGTATACAATACATTTCTGTTTTTCTTACCTATTTGTCCACGGTAATATCTTACTCTATTGTATACTACTTCAAGGGATGAGAAAGTTGGATGCTCAGAATAGATCTTTCTTGCAAGGGTTTTAGTTGGAGAATTGGGAAACTTTTCAAGATACTCTAATATTATTTCAGTATCTTTAACTCTCCCGTTTAGGTTACCTTTCTGTGCTGCCATATCTATTAATAATATACTAAAAATTTAGCATATGTTTACTGTAAAACTAGTGAAACGTGATGGGAAGTTAGTTTATCCTGATGATAAATCAAAATTAAATTATCAAATATTTTTAGATAAGCTATCTGATGGACAACAAGTTGAGGTGTTTATGGGACTTACATCAGATGATGGTTCTATAGCACAGTTAGCTAAAGTCCATGCATGTATACGTGAATTAGCCAAGGAATCTGGCTACACATTTGATGAAATGAAAATTATTATAAAGCAACATTCTGGTCTATGTTATGACGCAGATGGTGCTGAATACTGTAAGTCTTTTGGAGACTGTAGTAAAATGGAATTAGTACTAGCTATTGAAGCTTGTATACAAATAGGTAGAGAACTTAATATTAATCTATCTTAACAGAGTTTTCTGAAGGAAGAGTAATTTCTCTTTTTTCATACAAATCTTGTTTTGTAGCTTGAGTTTCAATCTCAGCAAGCAATAGAATAATTGTATATAAAGATCTTTGTTCATCATTAAGATCTTGATATTCTTTACTTAGTAATTCTTTAAGATAACCGTCTTTATTTTCTACACTTATATTAGTAAATAATTGTAATGATAAAGCTTTTACCATTAAGTAATAAGATTTATTTACTTGAATATTGATGATAGCATCATCTTTTATTTCTTTAACCGTAGCCATTATATTATACTTTTTATACAAATATACACGATTATGAATAATATATTAGACATTGATGATTATAAACAAAAAATATTTAATAAACTTGAACCCAGTGGTTGGGGTAGAGTTTTTAAACCTTTTATATTTAGTATAGAGTTTGAGAAAATTCTAACTGACTTGTACAATATGTCTAATAATGGACAAAGGTTTACTCCGGTTCTTAAGGATATATTTAGAGCATTTGAAGAATGCCCTTATGATGAACTAAAGGTTGTAATGGTTGGGCAAGATCCATATCCTACAATTAATGTAGCAGATGGTATTGCATTTAGTTGTAGTAAATCTCAGAAAGAACAACCTTCTCTAAGATTCATTTTAGATGAAGTTGAGAAAATGTACCCGAGCGGGTATAAAAGACCCTTAGATTTGACAAAATGGACCCGACAGGGTATACTTTTGCTTAATACAGCTCTTACAACTGAAGTTGGTAAGATTGGTAAGCATTATGAGCTTTGGGCTCCATTTGTTGCATACTTATTTGATTACCTTAAGAACTTTCATCCTGGACTAGTATATGTCTATATGGGTAAAAAATCTCAAGAGTGGGCAGAGGTATGTGGAGAAAATTGTACTAAATTTATGGTTTCTCATCCCGCAAGTGCTGCTTATAATGGTAGTAAGTGGGATTCTAAAGGTGTTTTTAATGAGGTTAAAGAAACAGTTAAAGTATTGTACAACTACACAATTGAATGGTGATGCAAGAAGTATTTAACAAATTACTAAAAGCCGGACTTAGTCCTAATGCGTTCTATGTATTATACTGTATACACAATAAGATTGTACCAAGTGATTTGGTAAATGCTTCTATTGAAGTTACTAAATTAAAATCAGGTAATAACCTTACAGAATCCTTGGAATTGTCAGGGAATAGCCTTATATTTATACAAGAAATCGAGAGCTATTTCAAGAAGTCTAAGAAGAAAACATCTAAAAACCTTATGGGGGATGATTTTCTAGATAACATTAAAACTTACAATGAATGTTTTCCGGCAACTAAATTGCCAAGTGGAGTTTATGCAAGAGTTAATGTAAAGAGTCTAGAGAATGCATTTAGATGGTTCTTTGAAACATTTGATTATTCATGGGACATAGTAATTCAAGCTACTGAGAAGTATGTAGAAGAGTATTCTATTAATAGATACAACTACATGCGGAACTCACAGTACTTTGTTAGAAAACAGAATACAGATAAGACCTGGGATTCTAATCTTGCAACTTACTGTGATATGATTTCACAAGATGATTATGAAGCACCTGTATTTTTTAAAGAAAAGATTGTATGATTAGATTTAAATTATTTCTTATTGCAGCTATAGGTACTTTAGCATCCTGGCTGTTAGTTAAGACTGTTGTGCTTGACATGCAGATATGGCAGTTCTTAGCAATTGAGTTGATAGTAGGCTTTTCACATTATATCTATAATGATATGAAGCTTAGATTTACAGAATAAATCCTTTATTATGGCTGAATTATATAATGGTGCCCGGGCTCTGAAGCCTGTGAGTGAGAGAGACGCTCTTAGAAAAGCCCTTCTTAAGATGAAGGCTAGAAGATCTGGTGAGCTAAAATCACTCAAAAGCTCATGGCCCAAATTTAATGATGCCTTCTGTGATGGATTGGAATGGAGAACTATCACCGTAGTTGGTGCTAGACCGGGAACAGGTAAGACTCTATTTATGGAACAGTTAATCTCTGATATTATTGAAGAGAATAAAGACCATAAGTTTAGAGTACTTAAGTTCCAGTTTGAAATGCTTGATGAAACCAATGGTATCAGAAAGCTGAGTCTGAATACTGCTTCTGATTACAATACATTAATGAGCAAGGGGGAACCCGTGGATAAGGATCTATACTTAAGATGTGTACAGTACTATGAGGAAACTGAGAAGACTGATGTCATAGATGTAGTATATGATCCGTGTACTGTTGATGAAATGTGTGCTACTATACATTATTATATGGAAGCTCATAAAGATGAACAAGGTAACTACACAAATGCTCTGGTTACTATTGACCACTCAGCGCTACTTAAAGTAGGAAAAGGTCAGAGAGATAAGTTTGAAGTATTATATGCTCTAGGGGAAGCTCTAACATATATGAAAAAGCATTATCCTGTGGCATTTCTTGTCTTGAGTCAGCTGAATAGGAATATAGATAACCCGGACAGATCCAAAGATGGTGACTATGGAAATTATGTATTAGATTCTGATTTATTTGGCGCAGATGCTCTATTACAACATGCTGATGTAGTACTTGGTATTAATAAACCAGCTATCAGAAAGATTAGGTTCTATGGTCCAGAAAGATTTATAGTAAGTGATGAAGATCTTCTTGCATTCCACTTCTTAAAATCTAGGAACGGAACAACTAGGTTAAGCTTCTTTAAGCTAGATAGAGAAAACATGAGAATTATTGAAATAGAAACACCTCCACAAGCAACAAAACTTAAATTATAATTATGAGTAGAAAAGAAAAAGAAAAAGAGTTCTTTACTTATCACACGGATAAGTTTAGAAAAGCTCAAATAGCTGACCCTTTCTTTGTCCTAAAGACTGCCTTCTTTCAGAAGGGTAAGTATGGCAGGCAAGTACAGTTATTTGAAGGTGAACTAAAAAGAAATGAAGACATCTTCATTGAGTTCATTGATGTTAATAGAGATATTAATGGTAAAGAAATAGGTATTGAATCAGCATTTGAAGATAGACCTTTATTCAAGTACAAATCTAATCCTTACTTTGCTGAAGAGTATGATGTAAAAGAAGGTACTAACTCTAATGGTGATAACTATTTTGCTTATACAATTCCATTGTCTGAGCTAATGGTTATTATGCCAGATGGTTCTGAGATTACTTACAATCTTTATGAGAAAAGAAAAGCTGAAGCTCCTAAAGAGCAAGTAAGTTTATCTGTATTTCCAGATTTTGAAAATGAATTTATTCCTAAGCTCAAAGAAACTAAGGAAGAATTATCTCTTGATGAATCTGCATCTGATATTCTTTTAAGAATTGCAACAGACTTTCAGAAACTAGCACAAAAACTTAAGTAATGAGTATAGTACTTCCAACTAAAAAAGTTGCGGCAGAAAGAGTTAATCCTAAAAGATTGATTATCTATTCTAAGCCAAAGACTGGAAAGACCACAGCATTTGCTGGTCTTGAGAACAATTTATTGATTGATTTAGAAAATGGTGCTGATTATGTAGAAGCTCTCAAAGTAAAGATTACTTCTTTGCAAGAGTTGCTAGAAACAGGAAAAGCAATCAAAGAAGCGGGTAAACCATATAAGTATGTTACAATAGATACTGTAACTGCATTAGAAGATATGGTTATGCCGTTGGCTATCAAACTGTACCGTGCTACTAGTATGGGTAAAAACTATGATGGAGATAATGTCTTGTCCTTACCTAACGGTGCAGGATATTTATATTTAAGACAAGCTTTCTTTCAAGTTTTAGATTTTATTGATACATTAGCACCCCATATTATTTTATCTGGTCACATTAAAGACAAACAGGTAGATGATAAGGGTGAGATGGTTCTTGCTGCAAACATTGATTTAACAGGTAAGATTAAGTCTCTAATCTGTGCTAACGCAGATGCAATTGGCTACATGTATAGAAAAGGAAATAAAACTATTTTGTCATTTAAAACAAGTGAAGAAGTAACTTGCGGTGCAAGACCTGACCACTTACGTAATGAAGAAATAGTAGTAACAGAAATGACTGAGTCAGGTGAATTACAATTTCACTGGGACAAAGTTTTTATTTAATAATTTAATTTTAAGAAAAATGGCATTAAGCACAACTGATTTGGGTAAAGAAGGCACAGGCCTACCAAAAACAATTTCACCAGGTAACCATGTATTGAAGATTAACAACATTGAGCTTGAGGATTTCAAGTTTATTGATGGTGCATATCATCTGATGTTACATACAGAAACTGCACCTATTGATGGTTTTGAAGGTTTCATGATTGATAAAGATGATGAAAGTAAAGGACGTTACAGAGGTCAGATTGGTAGAGTTAAAGCAAGTCAATATGCATTTGCAGATGGTGAGACTAAATCTGGTATTAAAATTCAGAGAGATAGATCTATCTTGATCTTCTTAAGAACTTTGGCTCATACTCTTCAGATTGATGATTGGTTCCTTCAACAAGACGGTAAGCATGAAACAATCCAAGATTTTGTTAAAGCATTCAACAAGACTGCAGACTTTAGAGAAAAGTATCTTGAGTTCTGTGTAGCTGGTAAAGAATACGAAGGCAAAACTGGTTATACTAATTATGACATGTGGCTTCCAAAAGCTGAAGGCAAGAAATATGCCTATGGTGAAGAAGATGGTGGTTCTGTAATCAGATATGATGAAGCAAAACATCTTAAAAAATTAGAAGTTAAAGAAGTTAAATCTTTCGGGGATGATGATGATGTGTTTACAAAACCTAAGACATCATCTGACTTTAGTTTAGATTAATACTTACTCTCTTTAAAGGGGGAGTTTAGTATTAATTATTGTCTAACCAAGATTTTAAACTAAATCAGGCGCTCCCCCTTTATATTTTATTGGTTATGATTTCAACAAGGAATTTAATATCTGATTTGGAAGAAGTACCCAGAGAATGGGTATTTGAGTATTATTTGAACTTAAAAGAAAGACTTACAGGACAAAATATTAAGATGCTATCTGCATTTAATATTAAAGATAAAGTGCCTAGCATGTTTGTCTATCAAGATGATGGTAAGTATAAGTTCAAGGATTTTTCTTCAGGATTTCAAGGTGACCAAATAGAACTTGTTAAGTGTTTATTTAATTATGATGCCAGATTTAAGGCAGTTAATAGAATAATGACCGATTATCAGGAGTATTTAAAACATAATGCACCTGCAGAAAGAGGTCCTATACAGTTCTATGATAAGTTCAAGGTTGTAGACTTTGAAATGAGACACTGGAATACACTAGACCAAAAGTACTGGACACAATTTAAAATTAGTTCTAGTATCTTAAGTCAGTATAATGTAGTTCCACTAGAGTTCTTTACAATGTCTAAGACTGAACCAGATGGTTCTATCACAAGCTATAAGTTTTCTAGACCCTATGTTTATGGTTACTTCCGTAATGATGGTGAGCTCTATAAAATTTATATGCCAAAAGTTCCTGAGAAAAAGTTTATTAAGATCCAGAACTATACTCAAGGTATGGATCAACTACAGTATGATTGTAAGTATTTGCTGATTGTATCATCTCTTAAAGATCTTATGAGTTTTAAGAAGCTTAGTATTGGTAATATAGAATGTATTGCTCCGGACAGTGAGAATACAATGATTGGAGAATCTATTATAGGTAAGCTTCAAGAGAAATATTCTAAGATAATTGTACTGTTTGATAATGATGAGCCTGGTGTTAAAGCTGCTCAGAGATATACAGATAAGTATGGTATTAAGTCTATTAATCTTGATATTTCTAAAGATCTATCAGATTCTGTAAAAGATTACGGTATTGAAGCTGTTAGAGATAAGTTATTATCTTTACTAAAACAAACAGTATGAGTTGGTTATACAAAGGTGATGTATTTAATGATAGCAAAATTCCAGAAGGAGCTATTGGGTTCATATATGAAATGGAAGCTATTATAGACGGCAAAGCTGTTAGATATATTGGTAAGAAGAATTTTTATTCTACAATTAAGAAAAAGCTTGGAGTAAAAGCTCTTGCTAATATGGAAGACAAACGTGCAAAGAAATACACTATTCAGGTGAAAACTAACTATCAGAACTACTTTAGTAGCAATAAAGTGCTACAAGATGCACATAAGAATGGGATTCCCATCAAGAGGTTCATGGTAAGAATCTGTTTTTCTAAGACAGAACTAACATATCATGAGACCAAGTACCAATTTACAAGAGAGGTGCTAGAAAAAGAAGAATATTTGAATGCCAATATCCTTGGCAGGTTTTACAAAATTAAATAGTTATGAATGAAACAATGATGACAAGCCTCCTGATTCAGTTGGCTGACCTTGGTGTGACCGGTATCCAGATATATTATGAAGGTAGTGGAGACTCTGGCTGTATAGATGAAGTACTTTATACAACAGATAAACTTCCTGAAAATATACAAGATGCCTTTGATAAAATTAGATCTCTTAATTCTTGGGAAGAAGGAGCTACGTATTTAAGAAATCTTGACTCTGGTTTATCTTCTGATATTGAAAGCTTTGCAGAAGAAAAAATTCTAAATGGTGTAGAAGATTGGTGGAATAATGATGGTGGTTACGGCACAATGTGTATTCTGGTACCATCTGGTAAGTATGATGTAATGAACAACATTAGAATTACTGAAGTTGAAACTTTTGAGCATGTTGGTAATTTAATTGACCAAACTCTAGACTAATGTCACATCCTGTAGAACATGCAAAATCATCAGCTAGAAAGTTTGGTGGTTCTTGGTTAGATTACCTAGAGATTCATGAGTGGTTTGATGCTACAAAAGCATGGATTGGTCATAGTAAACATAGGATATTCCGTCACCACAGTGAGGGTATATTTGAATGTGAAAAAGTCTTTGGTCAGATCATTGAAAACTCTGATGGTAAGAAAGTGTACGTAAGATATATTGGAGAGCAGCACGTAAAAGAAGACTGCAATGGATATATACCAAGTGCAAAAGAATGGGTGGATAACATAAACAAGCCCACAGAATGGATGATTAAAACACTTAAAATTGAAGACTAATGAAACTAAGTAAAGCTGAATTAAACAATCTGATTTCTATGTTTAACTCTAGTGACTCAGAGAACCATGTTATTGCTTTCCAGGCAATAGAGAATAGTGGTTTAACTGTACCAGAGTTAATTGTATTATATAAGTATTCTAAAAAAGATTCTATTGCTTGGGGTAAACAGGCACCAAAATCTTATAAGATACTTATACCAGTTATATCTGAACAAATAGGATCATTATCTAGTGCAAGAGTACTAGGATTATTAACTACATACAAAGCCGATAAGCTTTTGGTTGAGCTATTCATAGAAAACTTTGTCAGAGATCTAACAAGTATGTTAGGTCAGATAGGTTATGATATGAATCAAATAAGCATTGATGTAAAAATTAAAGATGATGGACAAAGCACAGAGTCTTAGTAAAATCAGTAAAGAACTAATGTTGAAAGAGCCCTATTACGGGTTCTTTCTCATTATGTTGAATAAAGTATGGAGAAAAGATCTCCCTACTGCAGGTGTAAGTAAGCAGAATATTAATTATCAATTGGCTATTAATGAAGAATTCTGGAATAGTCTAAGTGATGATCATAAGACAGGCTTACTGAAACATGAATTACTCCATATTGCATTTGGTCACCTTGTAAGTTTTGGTTCTTTTAGCAACAAAAAACTTGCAAATGTTGCCATGGATATGGAAATTAATCAGTATATTGAAGCCTCTTGGCTGCCAGAAGGAGGTATCAACATTGATGACTATACAGACATTCAACTAGATAGAAAGGCTGGTTGTAGATATTACTATGACCAGCTTCTCCGCCTTCAAGATGAGAAGGATAAGAATGGTACAAGTGGTGATCAAGAAATGGATAAACTACTTGATAACATTGCAAGTGGAGACATACCAGACCATTCTACATGGGAAGAGTTTGATGACATGTCTGAAGCTGAGAAGAAACTTATTGAGAAACAAGTACAGAAGATTCTAAAAGATGCTAAGGAACAAACAGTTAAGAAACGCGGTAGTGTTCCTGGAGAAATTGAAGGACTGATTGTTCTAGATGAAGTTGTCAAAGCTAAATTTGATTGGAAAGGATATCTTAGAAGATTCACTGGTATAAGTACTAAAATCTTTACTAAGAAGATTAGAAGAAAAGAAAACCATAGGTATGAAGAGAATCCTGGTCTTAAGATCAAGATGAGACAACACATGCTATTGGCTATTGATACTTCAGGATCTGTTAGTGATGAAGAGCTTGCTGAGTTTATGAATGAAATACATCATATTCATAAAGCAGGAGTTGATATTACTATAGTACAATGTGATGCTAACAAGTATCCTCCAATGGAATATAAAGGCAAGCATGAATTTCAATTACATGGAAGAGGTGGGACTGAATTTGATCCCGTCCTAGATTATTACAATGCAAACCTTAAGAAATATACTAGCCTGGTGTATTTTACTGACGGGGAATGCTCTACATCTGTAAAACCAAGGAATAGAGTTCTATGGGTTTTGTCAGAAAGATCAAGTATGAATGAAGACCTTCCAGGACAGGTTATCAGACTTGAACTTTAATTCCAATTTTATTACTTAATCACATTTTTTATGTATATTTGTATATGAAATTAAAACATCAAAAACAGGATATACATAAGAAGTGTGGAGTGTATATCATAAGTACAAATTCCCATAGATACGTGGGTAGCAGTGTTGATATATACTCTAGGTATAAACAGCATCTAAATTCTCTAAAGAGAGGTAATCATTACAATGAATTTCTTCAAAGAGTCTATAATTTGTATAAAGAAGAAATGACTTTTACTGTTATTGAATTTTGTGAGAACTATCTTGAGAGAGAAGTACATTACATTAATTATTATGAATGTGATATCAATGCTGAAAGAGATCCTATAAGTAGAATAAAAAGTGAAATTACAAAAGAAAAGTTGAGAATGGCTAACACTAATAAAAGGTTAGGTAAGGACAATCATGCTTCAATTAAGGTATATCAATATACCCTAGATGGTTGTTATGTAAATGAGTACAATAGTATAAGGGAAGCTGCATTAGCTGTTAACGGTAATGAGCAGTCCATAGGAGATGCTGCAAGTGGAAATTATAAATCTTCTAGTGGTTTTCAATGGAGAAAGGAAAAGTTTGATGCTATATCAAGTATTTCTAAGAGAAATAGAAAACCATATTCAATTAAGAAGATTAGCATATTTGATGGAGTTGAAACAACTGTTGTATCAAGTATTAAAGAAGCTGCACTATTATTAAATGCCAATGAAGGCACAGTTAGAAAAGCTCTTACACATGGATTTAGGTGTAAGGGCCAAGTTATTAAGTTAGAATTATAAAAACAAATATTATGAATACAGTACAATTGAACGTAGATGAGTTAAAAGGTTTTATCCGTCACATGGTTAAAAACAATCAACATATTCAGTCTGAAGGAAAAGTTCCTGTGGCTATTAATATTGAGGGTGATGCTGGTCTTGGTAAGACTTCTGCAATCTTGCAGTTAGGTAAAGAACTTAATATGGAAGTAGTAAAACTTAATCTTTCACAGATTGAGGAATTAGGTGACCTTGTAGGTTTTCCTGTTAAAGAATTCTTAGTAAAGAACCAAGAAGGTAAACAAAGATGGATTACTGAAGCTCAAGTACCAGCTGCGATGAAAGCAGGTTATACTGTAGCAGATAAGAGAATGTCTCATGCTGCTCCTGAGTGGATTCAAGGTAAAGGTGAGGGTGGTTTCCTAATCTTGGATGACTATACTCGTGCTGACCACAGATTTATGCAAGCTACTATGGAGATCTTGGACCGCCAAGAATATGTATCATGGAAGCTTCCTAAGAATTGGCATGTTATCTTAACTACTAATCCAGACAATGGTGACTATAATGTAACTACTCTTGACGTAGCTCAGAAGACAAGATTTATCTCTGTTGAGATGAAGTATGATGTCAATGTATGGGCTAAGTGGGCAGAGAAAGCAGCTATTGACGGCAGATGTATTAATTTCATGTTGATGCACCCAGAGCTTGTTACTCAACGTGTGAATCCAAGATCTATTACTACATTCTTTAATGGTATTAGTTCTATTCCAAAGTTTGAAGATGAGTTACCTCTTGTTCAGATGATTGGTGAGGGTTCTGTTGGTACAGATTTCTCTAGTATGTTTACTATGTTTATCAATAACAAGCTTGACAAGATGATTTCCCCGGAAGATCTGCTTACTAAAGATGAAGCATATGTAAAAGGTGCTTTGTTAGCTTCAGTTGGTGAAGGAGATGACTTCCGTGCAGATTTGTCTAGTGTAATTGCAACTCGTGTAATTAACTATGCACTTACTGTAGCTGAAAAAGGTTCAGTTCCTAAAGCTATGCTTGATAGACTAGCTAAAGTTACTACTGAGTTTGATGGCTTTACAAATGACTTGAGATATTATATGGTCAAGGAGATTGTAAATGGTAACAAAGTCAAGTTCTCTGCTTTGATGGCAGATACTGCAGTAGTAAAAATGGCAATTCAGTAATTAACCAGGGGGTATAATAGCCCCCTATATTTTTATATTATGGAACAAATTATAATTTGTAATAGAGACGGTGATACACTAGATGTAGATTTACTTTATGGTATACCTGATAATAAGAATGATATTTATACCGTAAGTAAAGGATATGTTCCTGCACAAGGAGATAGTATATACTTAATGCCTGGAGTTAATATTCCTAGGGTTAAGCTTAAAGATTTAGCATTAAATCTTGGAGTAAAAATAGTTAGAGATGCTGAGAGAGCTAATGTTATTATCTCTGGTAGAGCTACTATAAATAAAATTACATGTGGTCGTTGGTTGCATAGTGCTAAAACAGAAGAGTTTACTAAATATGTAGAGTGGTTAAAACCTCATATGGGTTTTGATATGTATTACACAGATAAGTATGATACAGCAATAGCAGCATGTAATCCAGAAAAAATATACATTGAGTATAGTACAGCAAGGGATATGAATGACAAAGGATTTGTCACATTATCAGGTTATTCTTCTAGTGTTCATTTTGTTGAAGATGAATATAAAGATATTCTTGATGATATTCAGAATAAAACAATCTTTGATGAATCAGAGTTACTTGCTATGATTAATGGTGATGATGCAGTTACTATTACACCTGAAGTATATCAGCAACTAGTTAAAATGTTTCAGAGTTCAGACCAGGATAATCATATCATGGCTATGGAGATCATGGCAAACTCTAATTATATAGAAAGTGCTTTGTATCTACTACTTCTTCTTGAAGATTATTCTGGTAGGATTTCAGAATGTCATACTAGAAATCATGTGAACTTTAAGTCTATGGTTAGTTATTTCAGTATAACTGTAAAGGAGATTGGTTGGTTAAATCCAGATAAAGTAGCTAAGAAACTAATAGAACTGGGCTTGCTTACTAAAGATTGGAATCATGTTTTACTCCAAGAAAGAGCTGATTGGTTTATCAGAAATATTGCTCATAGTACTACATTTAGTGTAAGTGCAATAGTTCCTACACCAGAAGTTCAAACAGCAATTAATAATTCTTATACCGGTATAATACAATATACAGAGGACTCTAAAGAAGTTGCTTCAGTAACTGAACTTAGTATTCTACCAGAAAGAGAAATTGAGACTGAGGAAGAAGAAAGAGCAATGGCTTCATTGTATATGGAAGAGCAAATAGAAGATCAACTTTTAGAGGAAGCAATCACAAGAGTTGAAAGAGCTGATCTAAAAGAACAGTTAGTTGAGCTTGAAAATACTATTGAACCGGAATCTGAATCAATTAACCATCAAATAGAAACAAATGAGTCCACTGACATTGACTGGTTCTGATGAACTAGAATTATTTTATAAGAAACCATTTTGGTTTAGCTACAGTAGCATTAATAAGCTATTGTTCTCACCTAGAATGTTTTACAGTCATTATGTGCTCAACCAAAGAGAGGACAGTACGGACGCGCACCTGGTAGCAGGGCGTGTCCTACACTGCCTTTTATTTGAGCCTGATAACTATGAGAGAGATTTTATCAGCATGCGTGGCAAGTTTCCTACAGATAGCCAGAGAAAAATTATTGATAATATTTTTAAGTATCATTGCACAATTGGAAATGATACACTATCTTTGAATGATTACTCTCAAGAAATACTCTCAGAATTACTTACAGCAAATCTATATCAGTCTCTTAAAACAGATACTCAAAGATTAGATAAAGTTCTCACAGAAGAAAACAAAGCATACTTTAATTTTCTAAAACAAAGTCTTGACAAGACAGTAGTTGATTCAACAACTCTTGCAAATTGTAAAGAGTCTGTTATTGAACTGAAGTCAAATCAAGCAGTAAGATCTCTCTTACAATTGGATAAAACTCCAAATGATGTTCACATAAAAACATTTAGTGAGCATATGATTAGTATTAATCAGGATCATTTACCATTTGGTTATAAGGGAATCTTAGATAATGTTGTGATGGATTATGACACTAAGACATTGTTTATCAATGACTTAAAGACAACAGGTAAAGACATTGCTTCTTTCCCAGAGTCCGTAAGTTATTATAAATATTGGATTCAGGCTGCTATCTATCACAAGCTTGCCTGGACTAATTTTATTAAAGAATTAGCAGACGCAGCTGAGTGGAACATTGTAATTACATTTATTGTAATTGATAAGTACAATCAAGTGTATCCTTACCAGGTAAGCAAAGAAACTTTAGAAGTATGGTTAACTGACTTTGAAGACATAGAAGATAAGATAAAGTATCACTATGAAAACAGAGAATACAGATTACCATATGAATTAGCTTTAGGTAATGTAACATTGTAAAAAATTATGAAAGTAACAACGCTTTATAGAAAGTATTTTCAAAAGTCTAAGGTCTTTTTGTATCCGCTCTTAGACATTAAAAGGGGGACTAGTATTATTCCAAGTGAAACATATTTAGCTTGGAATGATACAGTTAATCCTGAGGATGCAAAATTTGTATGTTTATATCCTATCAGAACTGATCCTGAGTATTTACATTTTGAAAAAAATGTTTTACTTAAACATACAAGACTACATGATTTTATAAAAGTTGATTCTGAAAACTTAATTGTAATTTTTGATTTTAGTGATATAAAAGAAGACTGGTTGCATTTTATAAATGGCAAATACAGTCAATTATCAGAAAAAATAAAGCGTAAAATATTAAATTTCTTTGATAGAAATAGTGGTAATTATATGTATGTAGAAGGTTATCTTTATCCAAATATACATTTTGAAGATTATGCTAAAATATTAAATGTAGATATTGAATTCTTAATTTCTGTAGGTGAGCTCTGTGATAAACCAGATTTAGAAAAAGAAAAATTATTAATTACTGTAGCTAATTTGCATAGTACAAAAATTTTAGATTAATTTGTATAAAAATAACCAACATGGAAAAAAATATGATGCTTGTTACCTCAGAATGGAACGGCAAACCAAGTTTTAGAACAATCCCAATGACGGCAGATTGTCCTTATGTAGAATGTATCTTTGACCCGGAGAGCAAAGTATTTGTAGTAATCTCTAAAACAAAAAGAAATACACTACAGATGCTTCCTAAGCTTGATGAGTATGGTCAGCCTACACAAGGTACTAAAGGTGTTAAACAAGAAAGGCACAAGCTTGAAGTATTTCAAGAGTACTACATCTCTGATGTAGAATCTATTAAAACTTTTATTAATCTTATTGCAGTTAATGGAGATTTTGATTATCTTAGCTTTGTGAATGCATAACATTTGTTTTAGAGTATAACAACAAGGGAAGGTGGCAATTGCTACCTTTTTTTGTGGATAAAAGGGGGGACAGCTTAACTGAACATGTAAATTATGAGAACACATTGGGTAATGGACTATGAAACGCTTTCTAATGCGTTCATAGCAGTGTTTGAAGCTGTAAATTCAGAAGAGCAAAAGATTTTTGTGATACATGAAAGCCAGAATGATATCCTAGAACTAGTAGAGTTTCTCCAAGAGAACATTAGTTCTGAAGAATGGCATGTTAGTTTTAATGGTCTTGGGTTTGACAGTCAGATTACTGAGTATATCCTAAGAAATAAAGACTCTGTTATTCATAACACAGGAGATTCAATTGCTAAATGGATTTATGGTAGAGCACAGAATGTAATCAGTAAACAGAATGCAGGAGAGTTTCTAGAGTTTAGTCCAAGAGATCTACAGATTAACCAGGTAGATGTATTTAAACTTAATCACTGGGATAATAATGCTAAGAGAAGTTCTCTTAAATGGATTCAGTATACAATGGATTGGCCTAACATTATGGATATGCCTATTCATCACACTGAGACTATTGTAGCTGAACAGATTCCGGAGATTATTAGATATTGTATTAATGATGTAAAGTCTACCAAACAAATCATGAAGCTCAGTAAAGAGCAGATTGGTTTAAGAAAGACTCTTACTGATGAATATGGTATTAACTTATTCTCTGCATCTGAGCCACGGATTTCTAAAGAGTTGTTTCTACATTTCTTGAGTCAAAAGCTTGAGGTAAAGAAGTGGGATCTTAGACAAGCTAGAACTCATAGAGCTAGGATTACAGTAAAGAATATTATTCTACCTTACATTCAGTTTAAAACAGCTACATTTCAGAACTTACTAAATAAGTTTAATGAGGTAGTTATTTATCCTGGAGAAACTAAAGGTGGATTTAAGTATTCTGTGCAGTACAAGGGAGTAAAGACTGATTATGGTCTTGGTGGTATTCATGGTGCTAGGTCTACAAAAGTCTATGAGTCTAATGAGGATATGGTAATACTAACGTCTGACGTTACTAGTTTCTATCCTAACTTGGCTATTAGAAACAAGTGGGCTCCAGCACATTTGCCTAAGGATGAATTTTGTGACCTTTATGAGTGGTTCTTTGAAGAAAGAAAAAAGATTCCAAAGTCTGATCCCAAGAACTATGTATACAAGATTATCTTAAACTCAACTTATGGTCTGAGTAATGATGAGAATAGTTTCCTGTATGATCCTGAGTTTACTATGAGGATTACTATTAATGGTCAGCTTAGTCTGACTATGTTATATGAGATGATCTGTGAAGAGATTCCCAATGCAATACCCTTAATGCAGAATACAGATGGTCTTGAGACTTTGATTCCAAGAGAGTATGTAGATAAGTATATGGATATCTGCAAGAGATGGGAAGATATAACACAGCTTCAATTAGAACATGATACTTATAGTAAGATTATTCTGGGTGATGTAAACAATTATATTGCTATCACTGAAGATGGTAAATCTAAATGCAAGGGTAGGTTTGAATATGATAACCTGGCTCTACATAAGAATAAAAGTTTTCTTATTATTCCTAAAGCAATACATGCATATTTTGTAGATGGTATCCAGCCAGAAGATTTTCTAGCTGCAAACCAAAACATATTTGATTATTGTGGTGGGGTTAAAATTAAGGGGGACTGGAATTTTTATGAACACCATATTGTTGATGGTGAGTATGAGGTTAAACCTTTACAGCATACTATAAGATATTTTGTATCTAAATCTGGGTCAAAGATTATTAAGAAGAATAATACTGACGGGAGAGAAATCCAGGTTGAGGCCGGGAAATGGATGCAAACTATTCTTATTGACTACACTGAAAGAGATTTTAGTGAGTATGATATCAATTATGATTATTACCTAGAGAATATTTACAAGGAGATAAGGAACCTTGAACCAATTATTACACAACTTAAATTATTTTAAAATGCCAAAGAAAATTAAAGAGTGCAGTAAAGCACAATTGATTTCTGTTGATTTACCTACTCATGGAGATAGCTACACTGTTATTAGCCATGAGTCTGTAATTAATTATGTATATACAGAGCTTGCTGCTGCAGGCTTTGGAGTTGTATCTGAAACTTACAGAGCAACTGCAGATGGACAAATAGCACATGGTGTGCATGTCTTGAATTATAATTCTGATCCTGAGTTATCTATGATGTTTGCTTGGACTAATAGTTATAACAAACAAGTAAGATTTAAATGTGGAGTTGGTGCATATGTGAACCAAGCAGGTACTTTTATGGTATGTGGTGACATGGGCAGCTGGTCTAGAAAACATACTGGTACAGCAGATGAAGAAACCGTAGCTACAATTAAGGAGCAGATTAAAGATGCTCAGATGTATTATGATCAGCTTAAGTCTGACAAAGATGCAATGAAAGAAATCAAGATGAATAAGAGAAAACAATCTCAACTTCTTGGTATTTTGTTTGCAGAATATCAGATCTTAACTACTGAACAAGCAAGCATGATTAGGTCTGAAATGATTAAGCCTACACATGTATTTGAAGATACAAGTAGTCTATGGGCTTTCTATAATTATGTAACCACTGCATTGCAGGCTTCACATCCTAAGACTTGGATGGAAGATCAACGTGTGTTACATTATTTTATTTCAAGTGTTAATAACTTTAGCGGGCCAAAAGTTGCACCTCAAGTTCAACCAGTTGTAGAAGCTGAGGTAGATCAATTAACTACAAATTATGGTCAACCAGAAAACCAGCTCAACATTTTGACTGAAATTGAGAAAACAGAAGCTGAGGAACCTTCATTAGAATTAGAACAAAATGAAGAATACCTTGATAACCCTGTGAACCTTGAGACCCTTGATGAAATATCTAGTGAAGCTATAGAAGAAACAGTAATCTATACTGATCCTATGGGTAATACATTTGAAGCACCAATAGTTATTGAATCTATAGAACCAGAAGAAGAGGAAGAAGAATTCCAGATAGATGAAAATCAAGAATGGACAGGTGAGAATGCATCTACAGCATCTCTAGAACCAACTCCTCAAGAACATATGATTTTTGAAAAAGAACAATTAGAAATTGAAGAAGACTTTGTATTTGATTTCTCAGATGATGAGGATGATAATGAAGCATTCTTCTAAAGATCCTTGTAAGCAAGGTTAATTAATTATCAATTAAAAGGGATAGCTTAGGTTATCCCTTTTTTTTTTAAATTTGATATATTAAAAATATTTTATGTTTAAAGTTAATCCAGACCAACGTAAGAGATTCTTTGTAGTAGATAACTTTTATGAAGATCCAATGGCAGTAAGAGAATATGCTCTTATGCAAACTTATTTTCCTGGCGAAGGTGCTGTAGGAGAAAGAACCCGCATGCAGTTTTTATTTGATGGTATTAAAGAGAAGTTTGAAGATATAATGCAAATTAAAATTGCCGACAATACTGATGACGGTTTTGGTTGGTATAATACTGGTATTAATGGTAGATTCCAATCTTGTATAGCAGGAGTACCACAAGTATTTCATTGTGATGCACAGCAATGGGCAGGAGTTTTATTTTTAACTCCCGGTGCACCACCTCAGTCAGGAACTAGTTTTTATAGACACAAAGGATCTAAAGTATTTCATAATGAGGATATAGACTGGGACTATGGTGAGAATGGTAATGTATTTACTAAAGAGACATTTTTAGATCCTACTCCATTTGAGCGACAGGACACTGTAGGTAATGTATTTAACAGGCTTGTTATTTTTGATGGTGGTTTAATCCACTCAGGTAATGATTATTTTGGTCACAGTAGAGAGACAGGTAGACTTTTTCAAATCTTTTTCTTTAATGAAAAAAAAGAAGAACAATAAATTTACTTCTTATATTCCAATTCTTGAAGCACTATTTGTTAAATTTTTAATTACTGTTTCTGGATCTCCTGTAGAGCCTGTAAATCCAAAGGCTTTCATTATGTGATCAATAAATTTGTAATCTCCTTTTTCTTCCCATGAATATGGACCAGCATCTCTTTTATATTTAGCTGCTTCATTAAATGTTGCCATATTAAGAGCATCTCCAAATAATGTCATATATAACAGTAATGTATTTCCAAATGCTGTACTTGTAGAAGTTAACATTTTACCATAATCATCCATACCAAAGTTAACACCCCCTACTTTAGGTAGTGGAACAAAAGCAGTCGTTTCACCTTGCACACCATTTAATAAAGCTAACATGTGATTTTGTAAGAAACCATAGGTCTGGTAACCATCTGTACCAAATGCTTCTGATCTTCCTGCAATCTTTGCCCATTTCTCTTCATCATCATCATCATAACCAAATAATAATGATGCTATTAATGCAAATGCAGTAATGAATAAGCCATCTGCAGCAAGTTTTCTAAATGCAATCTTTTCATCTGCACCCATATACTTAACACTTTTACCACGGCTCTTTAACATTTCTACAAATGATGAGAATCCTGTAATGTAGTAACCCTTTCTTGTTTTACCAAGAGCCCAGTCATATCTAGCATTAAACTTAGGAAGCATCTTGCCTTCAGTAAATACAAGCTCAGCACCAAATCTGTTTATAAACATTGAAGTAAACCATTTTCTCATGAACATGTATAGTCTGTAAAGAGCATATTTATTTCCTTCAGGTTGACCAAACTTATCATAAGTACCAAAAAGTAATCTTGAAGTACCTTGAACCTGGTTTCTAAATAAATCAAATGCTTCTGACTTAGCAATAACAACTTCATCACCTTCAGCAAGTTCTAAAACACTATTGATTTTATTTTTTGCTTTAAGTTCTTCTACTGTTATACCATATTGTTTAGCAATGTCATCCAATGATTCACCTTTAACATATTTATGATAAACATGCGTGTTATTCCACTTAGGGTGAACACCACTTTTAAGTTTTATAATTCCATCAGCATCTTGTTCCCAAGCATCTTTATATCTTATTGTCTGAACTGAACCATCAGGCATAGTTCTATCTACTTTTTGAGCATGCAAGAATGAACCAAATAAAGAAAGACCAACTTCCATCTCACCAAATTTACGGTGCATGTACATCCACTCTCCATCAATTAAATCTTTAAAAAGACTTCTGTTTATAGATCTACCCGCATTATCTTTAGATTTAAATACAGGGTCAAAGATCTCAACCATTTGTACTGTCAAAGCAGGCACACCTACAGCATAAATTCCTTTTTTAGAAGACCAGCTTATCATAGTTTTAAAAGCCCAAGCTCTTCCATTTGCAATATCCTTAAGATTTACAAATTCAGCTCCTGAACCTTCAATAATTAATTGAACCATTGCACCATATTTGTTCTTTAAATCTGATGGAATATTTACTGCTAATGATGACATTGCAGATAGTCTTTGCATACCATTAAGAAGTTTAGTAATTCTTGGATACTTTTCTGATGCATCTGAATTGTGTACTCCGTAGAATTCTCTTTCAAATAAAGACTTAACCTGACCTAACATATTGTTAGTACTATCTTTCTTAGTTACATTTTTAAGAACACCATAAGCATTATAAAGATCTTTACGATACTTATTCATTTCTTTAGGCTGTGCCTCAGGACTAGATAATGAATCTATTAGAGATTCAACAAGTGGTAAGTTTTGAAGAAGGACATCATGTGTCTCTAAAGACAATGCATATCTCATTAATCCTTGGAATACATCTGGAGAAATTTTATCTGCTTCAAGATTGTATAAACCTGTTACGGGGATATAACTTATTTGCTCTCCGTTTAAATCAGTATTTACTAAGTTGTTTTCAGGATTATAATTAAAGCCATTTTCAAAATCTACTTTTGATTTGCCCATAATTTGATCCCAGAACTCACTCACATTAGATTTAATCTGACCATATCTTTGACCATACTGACCACTTTGAAATGCATCAACAACATTGTTAACTGCATATCTAGGCATATCTAAGAAAAGTTTAGCCATATTAGACTTACCTTCTTGATTTGCTAAGTGATATTCTTTAATTGTTTCAAGTAATTCATAAGCTGCACTTTTACTACGCTTAAGTTGCTGATATCTTTTATTCATGTACTTATCAGTCTTAGCTCCAGTCTTGGTACCATCATACATTTTTGGTAAGTAGTTCCCTTTATTATCTATTACTTTACCTATGTATTTCTTTTTTTCTTCTGCAGTCAGACCAAAAGGAATTGTTCTATATTTATCCTTTACAGTAAATATAGAATGCCTTGAATTTGGAACACCTAAGATGTTTATTGTTTCTCCTGTAGATTCATCAATGATATCTGTTGTTTTAATCATTGTAGGATCTTTAGGAATAGTCACTGAATTAGCCTGAGTCCTTTCAAATTTATCTACATATCTTTTATCCTTACTACTCCAAACTTTGCGGGTAACATGATTAAGTAAAAACCAATCATAAAACTTTTCATCCTGCTCTAATACCTGAAAGAACTCATCTGAATTAATATAGTCATTTACTTTATCTTCAGTAATTGCCTGGATATTATACTTAGAAAGATTATAATTAAGCTCATCTAAATAGTATTCAGTAGGAACTCTCATTGATAAATCTCCAAGCTCAGAAAATATTCCATCTAGCTCTGCAATTTCTTCAATAGTTAAACCTTTACCAGATTGTTTTTTTACAAGATAGACATATCTTGATTCTTCATCTTTAGTAAGCTTTCTAATTTTTAAGGCTTGAGAATAATTTCTTAGTTCATCTAATTCTTCTCTAGATAAACTAGATGCATTATCAAAATTAAACTTATAGTCATTAATCTCTTGCTGTAGATCTTTAATCATTTGTAATCTATCAACACCAAGTGCAGTTGGATCAGGTTGGCCCAACTCATCTTTAAAACCAAAGATTAAATCTGATATCTTTTTAAATGCTCCACTAATATCAAAATCAGATTCTACAGCTGCATTTGCTTTATCTTGTAGCTCTGATAATCTAGTACGTAGTTCATTCATCCTTGTATAGTATTTTTCATCATATACAAGTCTAGTATTTTGTTTAGTCCACTCTTTAACTTTTTCATTAAAAAGATCTGCATCTTTACTTCTACTGATACCATTAGACTCTAATAGATTTACAAACTCATTATAAGCAGTTTGCAATGATCCTGGAATTGGAATAAACTCATTGTAGTCTTTAGTTTGTTCTCTATGTTGTCTTAAGATTTGAGCTTTAGATAAATCATAGATATTATTTGTAGCATCATCAATCTTTGGACTACCATCCTCATAGTATAATGAATAAAGTTGTTGGTATTTTCTCCAAGCATCTTCTGTAGTAGAATAATTTTCAAAGCGCTCTAATTCATTGTTTAGTTTATTTGCTTCTGCAGTAAATTCATCTAGAGCAAGTCTTCTATCTAACCATGCTTCTGCAGCAATTTCTGATGAATCAAAGATTGCATCCTTCTCATAATACTCAGGAACATATTCATCATGCATGTAATCAACCTTAAATCTTCTTAGATCTTTCATAGCTTGTCTAAGCTTTTCTATATCTCCTGATTGTCTGGCATCATCTACAGCATGTTCTAACATGTCTAAGTCATATCTCCAACCATTACCAAAATCATTTAAGAAAGTATATACTTCTCTCTTTTCCATTTTACCGGTTTTTCTATTAAAGAAAGCAATACTGTCTTTTTCAGTAACTAAATCTAACATAGCTCTAGAGTTCCATTTACTAAACTCAGCAACTTTAGGTAGCAAAGTCTCAAGTTTTTTTCTAAACTTCATAGACTTAGTCCACATTTGCTGCTCAGCCTGGCGCTTTTGATTCTCAATGTATATTGATAATGAACCTACTATAGGGCTTGTACTTGAAGAATAACTCTCCAAGAATCTATTTATAGTACTAACATCCTTAAATTTACCTTCTAGAATATCAGTGATTTTATTTTCATTTATAATAAAGTAATTATAACGTTCTATAAAGTTGTTTATATACTTTATTTCCACGCCTTTCTTAGCCAAGTTTTCTAAATCTTGGTCATCTATCTTTTGATCTACTGCCTTATTATAAAAGTCTTCAAATTCATTTTCAGTAAGTAAACCTTTTAGAGAGTTACCTAAATCAGTTCTTAATTGATCTCTTACAAAGTCACTCATGTAACCTGTAATCTCTACAAAGAACTGAATAGAATGCTCTTTATATAATGCAGTAATGGTTTCTTGACCACGGATAATATTTCTTGTAATCTCATTAAGTAGATTAGAGAAAGGGTTATCTGTAGTAATGTTGAAGTCTTCTTTTAGAATCTGGTCAATATCAGAAATACTTTGGAACCATCTTGTAAGTGATCCTTTATATAATCCTAATAATGCAATATCAGATCTGCTTCCAAAATTAGATTTATTTTGGAGGCGCTCTAGTTCTTTTTGGATTAACTTCACACTGTTAAGAGTAACATCTAATGAACTTACTAATGATACTGCACGGTTATTTAAGTCTCTTAATCTATTCTCTTCAGCATTTAATGCATTATCAATTACATCATCTACTGTCTTTCTATTAGACTTAACAATAGTCTGATACCCCTGTAAAGCTTTTTTAACACCCGGGGTTAATTCTGTTGTACCTTCACGTAATAAACTTCTCTTAACTGCTTCTCTAGTTCTAGAATCCCCTTTAAAGTTTTTAGCTCTATCAAGAATAGTATTATTTGCAACAAATATTGTATTGATTCCTTCTGTCACTGCTTTGGATGATGCATTATCTGTAAGTATTCTAGCTCTTTCAATTTCAAATCTTGCAAAAGCTGCGGCATCTTCATTAGTGATTCTTTCAGTTTCAAACTCAAAGTCTTTCTCAAGCAACATGTCTGCAAGTTCTTCCAGACTTGTGCTTTCATTAAGTTTGGCAACCTTGATTTTGTTACCGAAGATATTCTTAAGTAGTTGTTTAATCTGGTTAAGTAAGTTCTTGATAAAGTTTTCAAATCCTTCTGACTCAAGTTGTTTTGTAACCTTGTCAGTTGCTCTTCTCTGTAGCGCATAAGCCAAGGCTTCTTCCATAAATCTACCAGACTCAAATTCTAGTTCTGGGTATGCTTTTTGAACGTTTCTTATGATTTCTTGACCTTCTGATGTCCCTTTTAGTTGAGCATAAAGAGCCTCAAATAATCTTGGGTTAGTTTGCCTGATACCTTGAAGTAAAGGGTGTGAGAACTCATGTAGTACAGTACCTATGGAAACATTATCCCCTACCGTATAAACTGTTCCTGCAAAGAAGAATGCTGGTTCACCTTGATATGGTATAGGACTGTTTTTAAGAAGGTTTCTTGCTTCAGTCTGTGTGATACTTTGGTGATTTGTTTTGAGGCCGATAGAGAGTCTTTCTGCTAAGACTGCTGCTATTTCTTTTGATCTTGCGTTTTCAAGAGTACTGAGATCATATTCAAAGACTGGAAAGTCTGTGTAGTCTTCTAAGCTTGTTATTCTAGATGGTTCAGAAGGATTGATATCCTCCATACTAGCTCTACTTTCGTATTGATCTATGAGTATATCTAATTGATTAAAGAGTACTTCATTAGGAATAGCTCTCGGGGTAGTAAATGTAGATTCTCTATAGTATGGTTCATTAAGATATCTTTTTGATTCATATCCAATACTAAATAGATCTGCACCCATTGTATCTAGGCCGTACTTAACCTGAGCCAGCTTTGTTAGCTTTTCATTGGCTGCGTCAAACTTAGCAACATCTATGATTTTTCTTACATCATCTGTTGCTCCGTTATCAAGGAGGAACTTAATTGAGTTATCTTTTGAACTACAAATCATTTTATTATATTTTACATGTAAATGGATCTTCTTCTAAACCTAGTTGGTCTAAAATTTCTTGATCATTTATACCTTGTCTATTTCCAACTACTTCTTTCATTTCCTGGTACATAGTTGATCCAGGATTTAAGAAACCAAACTCATCATAAAGTCTCTTAGATAAATATACAAATAATTCCTGAGGCATTTTTGAATCCCCTAAACCTTCTTTAGGGAAGGCAACTGGGAAACCACCATCTACTAAGTCTTTAATTTCTTTAATACCATTTTCATATACATCCTTGATTACTTGAAAATACTCTGGTTGCAATGTTGCAAAGTTATCAAATTGACTATTTAAACCAATAGGGAATCCAATAGACATATCGGGTGCAATATTTTTGACTGCACTTCTACCAACTGCAGCTTGCTTACCTTGCAAGATTGCAACAGATGTAGGATAAATAAATGTTACATCTTGGTTAGCAGATATAGCTTGATTATAATCTGTTGGAGTATAATTTTTATCATCTAAGATAAATATATCTGATGTTTTACTTTCAGTTAAATATTCTCTTTCTTCAGTAGTAAGACCTTCTACATCTTCAGCATCTAAATTTGATAAAGTATCAAGGTCAATATTGAAAAGATAATTTTTATATCTACCTCTATCCATTTTTGTTCTTGAATTTTCTCTTACAAATCTTTTGTAATATGCATCTAAGAATAAGTTTGCCAATTGAGGATTGTCAAGAGCTTTAATTAACTTTTTAGACTCATTATCTACAAGATACATGAACTGTTGATAATCTACAATATTGTTAAAGTTAAATTTAGTTCTATTGATACCTGTTTGCATGAATGCGTATAGGGGCAGTTTAGAGAAGAAGTCACTAATCATTTGATTATCTACCGGATCATTTACTTTTTGAATAGCTGGATTAGCTAAGTCATTCAAGTTTTTATAGTAGAGATTAGATTTATCTTTAGTAAAATCTTTTTCTGCTACATACAAATTGAACATTGTTCTTGCACTATTTGGATCATTCTTAAACTTAGATAGTACTGCATAATCTTTTTTAAGCTCAGCCCCATATTTATTCATCATTTGAGTAAACTGTACTGCATATGCATATATAGGATCCTTAAACATGTGATATGGATTCAATGTATTTTCTAAAGCTTTAAGTGCTAGAATTTTTTCATAAGTAAGTTTAGCTAGTTTAGAAGTAGGAGTACCTGGATTCATTTCTTTTACCAACTTAAGTTCTGACTTGTAATTAGTCATCTTTTTAACGTCAGCTAAAGAATAAACTGATCTGAGATATTCTCTCTCAGCTACAAACTTAACATACTCTCCTTGGTTAGTTAATCCGTCAAAGTGAAAGTGTAAGTCAGACAATGGATATAAACCACGTTTTTCATAGCTATCTGTTTGATCTGACCCTTTTACAAAAACTTTTCTTTTAAAGTCATCTTCTAATGCTATTTGATCAATATAAAGAATCTTATTTCCAGCTTTGTCTTTTTTAACAAATGCTCCAAACTTTAACTCATCTACCAATGATACAGGCACAGTAGTTTCTAATGCATATGACTTATAGGTTTTACCTAATGAGTATCTACGTGCTGCAGTTTGGAATAAGAAACTTACAAGGTCATTCCTAAATGTATTTACAAATACATCTGATTTATTTTCTCCAAAAGTTAATTCACTATCTGCAGAAATGTCCCTACCTTTTGCAATTAAATAACTTGATATGGCTTTATTATAGCGCAATGGGAATATAGCTTCATTGATTGCTAATGCTAGTTGGTTATTAAAGAATGAACCAATAACTGTTTCCATTATTTGATCTAAAAGACCTTCTTCTATTTTACTTTCTGACTGCAATAACTCTAAGTTTGCTTCTGATCTTTCTGCTTCACTACCCGTTGATTTAGTAGAAGTATCAGGATTAGATGCAACTTTTAAATTAGTAAGTCCTGTAATCTGTTGTTCAATCTGCAGATAATGTAAGAACATTGCTAATGAAAGTTCAGAAGATGCTTTTGCAGAATCTTTCTTAGTATCCTTAATTAAATCAAACATTTCTTTTTTAGTAAAGTTTTTTGCTCTTCTTTTTTCAAAGATTTGTTCAACAAGATCTTTACCAATTCTATATCTATCACTATTTCTTGCTAGTTGTTGAGTAAGAGCAATGTCAAAATTATTAGCTAAAGTTTGAGTTGCTGCTTGATATTTTACAAAGTTTCTTTTTTCCGGTTTCTTACCAAGTACATCTGCAAAGGTTGACTTAGCTAAACGTTGTTCTTTTACATAATCTCTTACAAGTGGTTGGGATACAAAGTATACTGCTTCTTCTACAGGAACACCAGTTTTAATTAAATAAAGCAGAACTGGAGCTACTTCATAGTTACCCTGGATAAAGAAAATCCATGCATCTTTTTCAACGTCTACCCATCCATTCATCATCTGAGAGATGACATCTGCAATCTTATTAACCCCATCTACATCATAACGGCTTGCAATAGAAATTAATTCCTTGCCATTCTTTTTTACTTTGTTATGTCTTAACCACAACAAAGATTCTCTTGGTTCTAACTCATTTGAATGATTAAATGTAGCAGGCATTGCTACACCACCTTCTGTTTCAATAGAATTGATTAGACTATGGAATGTATTTTCTACCGCTCCTAGACCAAGTGTTCTTTTACCTACAACATTAGACTCATGTTTATAAATATTATATAGAGTCTCAAGTACTCTAGTAGGGCTAATTACTCTTTTATCTTTACCATCTCCTGATTTATTTTCTTGGTCAGAAGATTTATTTACAAATGGATCATAGTCCATTACATACTGTGCTAAATCATCAGCAAGACCTTTTAACAAGAATGTTCCGTTAGGAGTGATAAGTGAAGTATAGTTTTGTGGAAGTTCAAGAATATTTCTAATATCTTCAACTAATGAATTCTGAAGAACCATCTCTTGAAGTTCTAAAGCTAAAGCTTTATCTTCTTCTGATACTTCTGGATTTTCTATATATTGTTTTAACTGTTCTGCATTATCAAACATTCTAGAAGGTAATGAACCATCTTCATTAATGTTTGTCATATACAGAGTTAATTTGTCGATGTCAAAGTCAGCCCCTGATTTAGCTACAATCTCTGTTGGTGGCACAATTATGTTACCTGCTTGTGGAGAAAGAAAGTGATATACTTCCATAAATTCCATAGAGTTAAGTCCCTGTACCGGGATACGTACACCAACTATAGTAATTGCTTTTCTATTAGCCCCATCATTTGAATCTAACCATTCATCATCTTTGATAGCTTCATTAAGTCTATCAATATTCCCAATTGGTCTACCGTCTGGAGCTTGAAGATTTAAAAGATTAGCATAATCACCTTGCAATGCAACCATAACTTTCATTGCAGCTGTGTTACCATCAGCTTTCTTATGATAAGTAGGTAAGAAGTTTGACCCCGCATATTTTTTAACCTCATCCTCAGTACCAAGTCTTAATTTATTTTCTGGACGTTTGAAAGAGTTTGTATAGAATGCTCCAGATACTTGGACAAGTGGTTCACCATTTACCTTTTGCTTAATTAGTCTCTTATTAATAACAGACATAATAAGCTTTTCAATTTTGGCAGCCTCTGGGTGTAATGATATATCATATCTTAATGTACCATCATCTAGAATATCTATAAATTCAATTAAGTGATCTCCTACTACATCTTCAATATCTAAACTACTTCTTACAAGATCAACTAATTTTTCTAAACTATCTTGACTTTTTGGATAGTATTTACCGTCAATTTCTTCATAGCCAATCTCTTGTAATAATCCAATCTTAAGAGTGTCCGTATATTCTTTTACGTCACTAAGATATTTTCTTACTCTTGGTTCTGTAAGTTGATCTTCATCAGTTGTATCAATTACACCTTTTTCATATAGACCTTCTAAGATGAGCTTTCTCATCTGTGTAGAGAACAAAGATGCACCTTTATATTTTGAATTAACCTCTGTTTGATTCTTAAGAAATTCTGTAAACACAATGTTTTCAGTAAACTCAACAGAGTTGTTAAATGTACCATCCTCATTGATAACAACATCACCAGAACCAATGTGACCAACTTTAGAGCCTGATTCAAATGTAACATAGTCTATTTGTTTTTCCATCATTCTGTCATGTAACTGATCAGCATAAGAATTATCATTAGTAATTCCTGGAATTAATGGAGCTAATGAGAACTTATGGAATGAAGTAATAGGTAATCCTTTAGACTGAATGTTTCCAAAATACTGTAATTTATAAGGAGGAAAGAATTCCACTACATCTTCAACAGAAATTTTTTCTTTGTTAACAATCTTAGTGTAAAGTAATTCTTGTTGATCTGTCCAATTACCTTCAAGATTCTTAAGCATTCTATAAGACTCTAAAGTAATGTGACCTTGACCATCACCTTCTTTCATTCCAAGATATTCATCAAGTGCAGTTTTAGCAGCTTCTTCAGCTTTTGCTTTATTCTTGATTCTTTTGTTGATAGATTTAGTAAGCTCCTCTAAATACTCTTTATAGTATACAGATTCTTTTACTTTCTTTTCTTTAATGATTGCAGTACTAAGTGTACCATCATATTTTCTAACCTTATAACCATTCTTTTTAGCATAGAGTCTAGGGAATAAACTGGAATTTATAAATGTTTGTGCTTGCAAATCACTTCTAAACCCAAGTCCACCTGAACTTAAACCAGCATTACGTTTATGAAACTCTTCTTTATCATGATTATACTGTGCAAGATCTCCATATGCTAATATTAAAGTTTCAAACTTATGAATCCAAGAATTGAATGTGTAAGCTTTAACAAGAGTTTCATCAACCATTGCTCTTGACAAACCTGATTGTGCACCCTTTTGATATAAAGAAGGATCTACAAATCTAGATGCCTCAAGTCTATTAAGATTATTGTTAGTTTCTTTTTGGAAATAACTAAGCACATCATTTTTAACTCTTTGTCTTAACTCAAGATTGTTCTCAAGTTCTTCTACAAGATTTCCTTGAATTTTATAAAGATCTTCTTTAACTGACTCAGTTAGCACATCATCAAATGCAGTAAATACTTCAGCCGCATCTACAATAGTACCATCTTTCTTTTTAACAGGTCTATTATATCCTGTATAGGTTGAATAAAGTGCTCTATTACTTTTATATCTATTGATTCTTTCAAGTTCTCCGGCCATGTGCCCAACCAAAATATTAAATGCTTCTGATTCTCCAACGCCTGAATTTTTAGGTTTGAATAATTCAATATCTACATAGAGGTGTTTATCTTTTTTACCGGGGTAAGTATCAATAACATCAGTAGACAAAGACATTGCAGTATTCTTAGATGCATGTCTCATGAACTCTTCAATACCACTTAATAACATTGTATGTAATTCTTGTAAGAACTTACTTGTTGCATCAAGTGAAGCTGTTGAACTGCCAATTGTATCATTACCATTTTTAGTAATCAACTGTGTGCCTCCGACATTATTTAAAATAAACTGTACATCAACTTTTTCTGTACCTTTAGTTATTTTTTTCTTCTCACCATATTTTGGATCTAGCTCATCTATATCTAATACAAATACTGAGTTCAGAAGAACTGACCATTTACTATGCGGATTATTTTCTTTAGACAACCAACGCATATGTTTAAATCTTCCATTAGGATCGGACTTATCTCTTGTTAACTCTTGCCAATTAGATGCTTTATTAATAGAAGTAACTACTCTTGTAATTGTGTTATCTACAACTTGTTCCCAAACTCTATTTCCTTCAGGTGTTAATACACTAAAGTTTGAATAGCCGTCTGAGAATTGAGCCTGTATCTCAGCAAGAATTTTGATTGAAGAAGCAATATCACTTGCTTGATCTTCTCTTTCTCTTAATTCTTTTGGTAAACCTTTAATAAGGAATGTTAATGGCTCAAGTTTAAACTCTTCAGCTTTACCAAGTACTGCAAAATTTGTAGATTGACCTCCTCTATGTACTGCCTTTATAGCTTCAAATACTAAAGGAAGTCTAAATGCATTAGATAAAGTAAGAGTGTCTTCAAAAATAGAATTGATTTCTGAGCTTGATCTGTCCATATAAATACCAAGAGCTTCAAGAAACTCTCTTGAGTATTCATGTCTGAATACCCCACGGTCATTACCAAAATGACGGATCATTTTTTCTGTATTTAATACAGGATTCCCATCTAAGTTGATATTAATATAAGGATTGATTTCTTGAGAAGCTGTAGTAAAGTTATTTTTCCAATCTGAAACTACAGCATTATAGTTAAAGTTAGCATTAGTTACTACTGTTTCATATTTAGCTTCTTCATCGGTTAGTTTTTTACCAGTCTCTGGATCAATCTCCGGTCTCTTAGTAATTTCTTTATTGATGTTATACTGAATAAACTTAACTCTTGGCTTTTTAAAGTCTTTCCAGAAGTTAGTCTCAATAGCAAATTCAAGTCTATCTTTAATTTCTAATTCATTTGGATTTCTAAGTACATCAATTACTTGTTGGAACTCTGGATAGTTATCTGAGTAGCGCACAAGTCTTTCATATATTTCAGGATAGTCAAAAGAACCTTCTAGAATTCTAGATAGTTGATTCCATACAACATCAATGTCTTCTAATTGAGGCACACCAAATGCATCAAGTACTTCTTTAACATTGCCATTCTCATCTTTTTCTACCTTAATGATAGTAGATATAATAGATAGAGTTGAAGGTGCTGCAAGATTTTTAGGATTAATTACATTACCCTTATAGTCTTGAAGAATTCTAGAGTTATCTAAATCAGTTGGGTCCTCAAGAAGTTCTTGTTGTACTATCTTAAATCTTGATCTTCTCATATGGTAAGCCAGTACTGAATCATTTTCTTTTCCTTGAAATGATTTTGTTGGGTCACCATAACTTTCAATTGCTCTTGACAAAAGATCAATTGTATCTTTTAGTCTTTCTTGAGCAGCTATATTTTGTGGTTCATTCTGAAGCATTACCTCATACTGATCTGTAAAGTATTCAAGTGTAAACTCCATTTGTTGCTTAACAGATTCAAGAGCTTTGATTCTATTTTCTGGATCTGAGAATACTCTTACTGCACCAGTAGAACTATCATTCTTATCATTATAATATGTTACTTCAAGACCTAAAAAGTTATCTACAAGATTTCCAATTTTAGCTGATTCATCAATTGTAAAGCCTTCAATTGTTCTTGCTCTATTAAGTTTAGTAAACATGACGTTTTCCATACTTGGTTTAAGATCTAAGATCTCTCCTTTGTATAGTTTATCATAGAGTTCTTTAACTACAGCAATATCTCTTGGTCTAGACATATCTTGTCTAGTAATCTTACCAAACATAGCACGTAGAAAGTCTCTTACTTTCTTAAAGATTTTTGCAACAAATCCTGTATAAAGAGTTTCATCTCTTTGATAGCTACGGAAGTCTTCTGCAAGTGCTTCTTCAATATCTACGTAATCTGCATTCTCCCACTTTGGAAGTTTTCTAAGCTCATCATAGAGTTTAGTTTTTTCTTCCATGGTTAAGAATAACTGAGTAAAGCCGTGCCATGCCTCATGGTATAAGTCAATTGGTGTACCCTTATCTGCTAAGTGTAATGTAATACCATGTTGACTCCATGTTGCAAATGCATTAGAGTTTACAATCTCAGTTACTTTTTCAAGAGGAATAAACTTTTCCCCGGATGCTTTCTCAGCTTTTGATAATGGGCTATTTGCCCACCAATCTAGAATTGATTCTCTCTGAGCTTTAGTTGTAAACAATCTTTCAAAGAAACCGCCAAGTCTTCTCTCAAGAGTTTCTATTCTATTAAGCTTATCATTATTAAACAAGGTTCTTCTTTGCTGTAATCTTTCAAGTAATGATACTTGTGGTACAGTGTTTACTTGTTTGTCTTTAGCTTTTTGAGTAGCCTTAGTCTTTGGACCGGTTGTTTTCTTTGCAGTTGTTGTCTTTTTTGCAATAGCTTTTTCTCTAGCAATCTTTTGTGCTAAAGCTTTATTCTTATCAGCAGTCTTTGCAGTTTTTCTTTTAGCGTTTGTTCTTTCTGGTGCATCACCAAATCTTGCTAAGAATTTATCTTTATCAGAAATAGTATATATACCTGACTTTGAATTAGCCCATGGAACACTGTATTTCCATCCTGCAGGTACAGTAACTTCAACTCCTATTCCAAGTCTTCTAGCAGCTTTAATAATAGCTTCTGATATACCTGACTCACCATTAGTTACAATCTTTGTAACCGGCTCAAAAAGGTTATTAGAGTTTACAATTTTATTGAGTATCTGATATACAACGTCATCAGCATCCTTTTGAGAGTATCCAGATTTAAATATTTCATTCAGAGTATTTCCAACTACATTAATGGTAGATGATTTATATCTGTTAAGAGTTCTTACAGTTTGTTCTGCAATCAATCCAACATTAGGATAGTCTTTTTTAGTTTTAGATTTTTTGCTAAGTGTAATAGGAGCATATTGTTTTGCCTTATCCTTAGCAATTTTAGCCTGACCAATGTCTAGATTTGTTCCAATAGACAAAGTAACTGGAACATTCTTAATGTTTTCATTTATAACATAAGCAGGGGATACCTTTTTAACATTATAAACAACTTCTCCTGGTTCTACTTTTACATCAATTGCATCATCAACTTCATTCTCAATCTTTTGAACTACTGTTTTCTTTGAAGCAGGTGTAACAGATGCAAGATCAAAATTCTTTTGACCTGCTGGAAGTATGTTACTTGGAATTGAATAGCTTAGATAAGCATTACTATTTACAAAATATGATGCAGAATCTTTACTAAACTCAATCTTCATCATTGGTTTGATATAATCAAAGTAATCTAATTCTTGTGCCGTAATTTTGTCCCCTTGTACTGTATAGTCAACAAATGTACCACCTATATACTCTTTAGTATAGTTTAAGTTAGCAGGAACAATCTGACCATCTTTTAATTCAATAGCATTAAGAAGATGTTCTTTTATTTGTTGTTTAGCTGAAGGAGCATCTAACATTACTTGCTCTCCATTAATAGAAACAGTAAGAGTTGTAATACCATTTATCTCAGGTGTAAGAATTTCAATGTTATTCTTAATCTTGTTTGTATTTCTATCAACTACATTATCTCCTAAAAAGATTTCTGCGTATGTTCTTTTAGCTTGTGGTGATAGTTCTTCACCTCTATATCTTGCTTTTGTGGTAAGTATAGTAGCAATCTTATCTGCTGTAGGTTCATTAATGTCTCCCCTTTGCAAATAGACTTGATGTTTAGTAGATATACCGGGTAAATCTTGTGCAATTTGCACTTGAACATAACCTGATTTAGGACCACCAATAATTGGTTGACTGATATTATCTAAATCTAAACCGGTTTCACTAATTGGAATATATTTACTTTGGAAATTACCAAAGCTACCCCCATTAATTCTAAGCACTAATACTTCTTCCGGATTTTCTTTTATATAGGTCTGTAATCTATATAAGTCATTCATTTTCTTTTTCTGCTTAGCTTTTTCTTTTCTAAGCATTGCATCTTTTTCAGACTTTAACATACCAAGCGGCATATTATTTAGTTGCTTGTATTCTTTGTTTTTTCTTTCTACAATGTCTTCAGGAGAAACTAATGTGTATGCAAATCCGGATCTATTAGTTAACATTAATTTACCATCCTTATTTGCAACATCTCTCATGTATTGGTAAACCAATCTTCCTTCCTCTGGATTAGTGGTAATGTTTCCATCTTCTGTAAAGTATACAAAGTTACCTTCAGTGTCACTAATAACATTTAAGATACCATTATACTCCGGGGTTCTTTCTAAGAATGCTTTATCATCAGCTGTTAATAAACTAGTACCATCTTCTCGGGTTGGGAAGTTTTGAATAAGTACTGGTCTCTGTGCTATTGCTAAGTCTTGATAGATTACCTCATCATTGTCTGCAGCTCTTTGTTCAGTAAGTAAAATAAGTTGTTTAATTACTTTATAGAATAACTCTTTTTCAGGATCTACTTTATCTTGATTTTCATCAGTAATCTTAGAAGGATCTTGTGTAACAGCAAAGTTTAAAGTGTTAGTTAAAGGATCTTCTACCTTACCTTTCTTCTGAACATTGCTATAATTTATAGTAGCATCTGTAGGATCAAGAATTTCAACATCTTTTTTTGTTGTATTCTTTCTTCTAACTTTATCCTTCTGTTCTTCTAATGATTTCTTTTTACCTGAAACAAATTCTTTAACCTGATTAACATCCTCAAAATTTATGGACATTTCAGAAATTGGATCTTGACTAATTTTATTTTTAACAAAGTATTCTCTTACATTTTTTCTTGTAGCAATTACTTGCAACATGATTTCAGGAGCAGCTTGTGCTACTTCTAAAGCAAATATAGGATCATTTATTTCTGCAATCTCAGCATGTAACTGCTTGATATATACTTCAGGATTAAATTTAGTTTTTGTATCACCATTAATTTTTCCTAAAATATTTTCATAGATATCACTATAGAGTGCAAGAACATCATCTTTGTCTAATAAACAAGCCATTTCTTAAATATTACAATTTTTATTTTTTAACCTATCTCTGAATGTACCCTTTTTTTCAGCTTCTTCTACAGCTTTAGCTGCAGCATTTAATGCTTCAGAATCTTCTAGAGTTTCATTAATTGTTTCAGTATTCTTTTGGAAATCTGCAACATCTTGTGGAGTAAGTTGTACACCATCTTCTTTTGCCATTGCTTCTTCAGTCATTCTTGTAAAGTTTTCATTAATTTGTGCTGCAGTAAATGTCTCTGTCGCACCTGTATTAACATCCTGAATTACAATACTATTAGGACCTTTTTTGTATACAGTTACTGGACTTACTTCAGTGTTACCAAAGATAGGTGATTTAGGAAGAAGAAAGTCATTTTTTTCTAAGACATCAAATAGAATATCTACATTAAGTAACTGCATTCTTTGTTCAAATGCCTCTTGTAATTCTGTTGTGTTAATTGTACCCGGATTATTTTTAAGTTCTTCCAAAGCATTAATATAAGCTTCATTGATAGTATCAAGATTTGCTTTCTTAATTGCATCAATAAACTTAGCGCCTTTCTTAGTTGTTGTACCTTCTTCTGTATCTAAAGAAGAAAGGAGAGATGCTGAAGTAATATTACTTTCAGCAATCCTAGATTTCATTTGGGCTGTTGTCGGCTTTCCTCCTTGAGGCTGAGGAACTCCCTCTGCTTGTCCACTGGTAGGCCCTTCATTCTTAGGTATACTAGCCCTGTCTGGTACTTTTGATTCCCCAAAGATGTTTTTGACTTCTTTTGGTTGTCTTTTGCTAATTTCTCCATTTTTAGTTAATTTAATTAGTTCCAAATCATTTAGTAAATCGTAGATAGCATTTATCTGATTTTGAATATCTGTTGTTACATTACCTTTTACAGCTTCTCTAGAATTCAAAGTTTCTAATTGTACAATTGCATTATTTGCCCAATTAAAAATTGCATCTAATCCCGTTGCACTAACAGAACCTACACCTTGTTCAATAAGAGTATTAAGTGGCTCAGGGAAATTTTCTTCTAAGATAAGATCTATTTTTGTAGCAATTGCAGAAGATACTGATAAACCTCCAATAGTTCTTAAATCTTTTTTCTGATCTGCTGAATTCTTCCCTTTGTATAGTTTAAAACTTTCTGGTGAAGAATTAATTACAAAAATATAATCATTAAGATTACCACCCCTCATTGTTCTTTTAGGATTGGTTTCTCTTAATGAACTAAGCTCAGCATTAATTTTTTCTAATTGTAATCTATCTAAACCAATTTGTTGCATTTTAGAATTCTGTTTGATTTTACCAGACTGTAATTCTTTTTCTAATGCTGCTCTTGTTTTAAGTAACTCATCTTTAACTGCAGGATCTTTTTCAGTATTTAATCTTTTATTGATAGATGTAATTCTTCTTTCATAATCTACTGAAATATTTTTAGGAAGATATAAGTCATACTCTATGCGTGCAGCTTCAAGTTTTTCTTCTATACTTTCTTTCTTAAGTTCTAATTCTGCTATGTCAGCGTCATTAGCTCTATAAGTTAGAGATGCAATAGTTTTTTCAGTACCAGTACCGGACCAGTTAATTCTATACATTACACCATTAATTTCTGCAGAGCTTTCTCCTAAAATAGAAACTTTATATTTTACTCCGTCAATTGTAACCGTTTCAAAAGGTCTTTGTGTTTTTCTGATTGGACTTAGACCTACTTGGTTTAATGTAAGATTCTTTTTAGTCAAAGGTTTACCTTCAAAATAAATTGTTTCAATTCCTTCCTTATTGACAAGACTAAATGTACCATCTACTTCAGCTCTTAATACACCAACAGCACCACCATAAACAACTCTTTTACCAATATAATTAGCAATAGTAGGTGATAGATCTTCATCTTCTTCAACAAGACCTTCATCTTTTGGAGTTTCTGAAATTGGTTTCTTTGATTGCGCTTTTAAAGGAACAACTGATTCAACTACATCAAAGTATTCTAGTTCAATTGTTGTATCATCTGTTGGTACAATACTAGCTAATCCTGCATTAATAAGATTACCCTCAGTGTCATACTCTACTTCTAATGGCATAAGACCAATTCTCTTAGGCATCATACCAGTCATATTATAGAATAAGTTTCTATAGATTGATTGCTGAAGTCTAAAGTATTGTTTTTTACTAAACTTAGCATCTTTACGTAGTTTAACTACATCAGCATTTTTTTCTATATCTTCTTCAGATACGCCTTCTTCAGTAAGTGCATTTATTTTTTCTTCTAACTGTGTGTCAGCATCAAACTTATCCCAACTACCTTTCTTTAAAGCTTTAACATCAATGATATTAAAATCTCCATCAGCATTAATTGCAATTAAGTCTGTCTCACCAACTAAACCATTTTCAAATAGTTCTTTATCAAAGACCATATCACTTGCCCCAACTACCATGTAGTCTCCATCAATGATACCATCTCTAAATCTTGTAATTACACCTTGATCTCCAAATAAAGCATCAAATGCTTTTTGACTCATCTTCTCAGGTTTCTCAACCTTTTTAAATGTTAAACCCTCTCTAGTTAAGAAGTCCTTGATTAGGTTATCAATCATGTTACCTATCTCGGCAGCCTCACGGAATGCTAATTGATTAACAGCTTTAATTACATTTTCTCTAGTAAATCCTTCTTCTACTTCTAAAGCTTCTCTTAATGCTCTGAACTTTTCAACATTTAGTCCTTTCTGATTTTTATCTTTGAATACACTAGTTTTTGTAGACTTGGCAAATGCTTCAAATGAAGCCATAAAAGCATCTAGCTTATCTTCTGGCTTAATTGAATCATCCGCCATAATAGAATCAAAAGCAGAAAGAATTGGAGAAGGTATTTCTACTTCTTGTTCTACACCTTCTTCATCTTTAATTGTTTTAATTTGTGTGTCTAATGCATAAAATGAAAAAGGTTTCTTACCCGGAGTAAGTTGTATATCTAACTCTTCAGCTTTTTTAGTTACTCTTTCTGCAGTCTTACCATCTATTTTTCTAGAAACAAGATTACCTTCTTCATCAAAGACTTTTTCAATCTCATTTTGTCTAGCTATAATTAAGTCATTAAAGATTTGTAAGGACTTATCAAATGAACTATTCTCAGTTTGTATGCCTTGTTCTCTTAAAAAGTTAATAGCATTATCTAATTGTCCAAGATCATCTAGAATATCCTGTTTTTGTTTATCAGTAAGTTTTAGAATCTTCCCAGTTTTTTCAGAAGTACGTTCTCCTGAGTCTAACATATTCTGATAAGTATCTCTCAACAATGTTAGTGGTGTAATTCTACTTGTGATATTAATCTCATATCCTTTAGGAAGTTTGATAAACTTAAAAGTAGGAGCCTTAAATTGTTTTGCTTCTTGTTCTTGAAGAATTTTTTCAGCTAACTTTCTATTGTTATACTCCTGGATAATTTCTCCTTGTTGTTCTAACCAGTTAGATCTTACAAGATCATACTTATCATCTTCTGGACTAATTGCAATATCATCTGCAAACTTCTTATCAAGAATCTCAAATAACTCTGGAGCTAATTTTTCAATCTCAGACCAAGATGTATTAGTTGGTACAATAACATTTCTAGGTGCAGTACTACTTGTAACTCCTTTTTTAGCAAAGCTATCTGTAAGTTCTTGAATAAATTCTGCATATCTATCATCAATCTCTTTAATTACAGCTTGATAGTCTTTCCAAGATTGTGTTTGATTAATAATCTCAACAGGTTCAATTTCTGTTATTTCACCTTCTGTATCTTGAATCTTTTCCGCTTCTCTAGTTAAAATAGATACTGCAGCCGCTGTACCATACGCTGCTTTTTCACGGATACCTTGATCATAAGTTGTTTCAAAGGCATTAAAAATAGGAACTACTTCTTCAATTAATCTTGCTTGATCTGTTTGAATTTTAGATACTTCTATATCAATAGCACTTTGACTAAAAATTTCTTCAGGTAAATCGGCAAGTCTAAATGCTTCTTGTAGTTTATCAATTTGAATTACAGGGTCATTAGTATTAAATAATAATGCTACATCTGATAATTTTTGAATTTTAGCATTTTTAGCATCTTCAGAAATAGGTTTAACTACTTCTTTACCTTCTTGTTCTTGTTGTTGTAATTCTTCTAATGTTGATCCGGTTTCTTTTTGGATATCTGATTTAAAGTTTTCTTGAGCCTGATCTAATTCTATTTGTTTTTGTGCAAGTAAATCTTGAATGGCTTCTTCTAATTGAGCTTCTTGATCAACAGGATCTCCGGCAGCTTTATTTTCTTGCATTCTTGCAACCATAATAAAGTTCTGAGCATATTGTTCATATGCTAAACTTCCTGCTGGTATTACTCTTTCTTGACCTTTAGAACCTTCAATAAAATAACTTGGCAAGTTACTTGGATCCTCAACCCAATCAGCAAATTCTTCAAGATCTACATAGATGTTATCATCAGCAAGAGATTTAAGAAGATCATTATTTTCTTTTGCTTTAATAGATTGATCAATAATATCTTTATAATAGTTTTCTCTATTTATATAAAGATTACGCATCCATTCATAATTTCTTTCTACATGTTCATAGAAAGAAGCTGGCTGCATAAGCATATTAATGTATGGGATAATGTTTCTATTATCATGTTCTAGTCTGTGTAAGTCTACAAGATCATTAAATAAAGAATCTATACCACCTCTATATGAGCCATCACCTTGACGATCCATACTTATCATTGCAGACTGATATGCAATTTCAGAACCTGCTGCTTTTTTTAATACTTTTTCAAGTGAATCTTTATACTCAGAAACTGGATCTTGTCCATTTTCTTTATAGTAATTAATAAGTTCATCAAATGCTGCTGCTGTTGCATCAGCATCTTCTTTACCTTCTTCTTTAATTCTTTTCTTAGCTTCTTCAAATACTTCAACAGCTTGCATTTTATTAAAGCTGCTTTGTTTTTCTTCAAACTCACTAAGAGCTTCAAGCATTTCTTGTTTATCTTTAACTTGAGATTGAGCCTTTGGATCATCTAATTGTTTTAATGTTTCAATCTCAGTTGATAACATATCAATAGTATTAGTCAATCTTTTTGGATCTGTAAGAGTTTGAAAATTTGCAGAAGGAAGATTAGAAAATACAAAAGAACTATTTAGTTTATTTGTAATATCACTTACTCTTTCTAAGTTTTGATCAAAAGACTCATTTAAAAATACAAGATTATAAATACCTCTGTCAATTGCTTTATTGTATATGGCTGCTTTATTATATTCAGGAGTATTCTCTTTAAAGTCTTGTAACTGTAGTTTTTTAGTGGCTAAATTTTTTTGTGCATACTCATACCTATCTTGAATTTTATCTGCTTTTTTAGAATATTCTTGTAGCTTTACGCGCATTTTAGCACCTTCACCCGGCTTAATTTCTAAAGCTTCTTCAAGATCTCTATCACTTAAAGATCCGTATTTAGCAAAGTTATCTTTAAATACTTTATATGTCCCGGCATTTAATGATGTTAATACATCAGAAGTAAAACTTGCATCTACTCCATCAAACTTTTCTTTAGTATCTGTTTCTTCATCATTGATTATTTTTGCAATAGCACTTTGATCACCATAGTTTCTCATTCTTTCATTAAGAAAGTCTACTGGATTCTGGTGCATATTGTTCATTGCATTCTTAACAGCTTCACCATAAGTTTTTCTTTCCTCCATGTACTCTTCGTACTTAACAGGATCCATTGTATACTTATTGTAAAGTATAGAGGCATATCTTGGTACTGCTCCATTAAATGGTCTCAATAAACCACCCATAACAAAACCTGACATAAAGGTTTCAAAACCTTCTGCACTTACTTGATGACCAAACGCATTTCCAAGAGTAGCCATTGAATAATCAAAGTTGGCTTTAGTAGGATCATAGTAAGACTTTACATAATAGTCTTCTGTAGATTTTGCTAAAACATCTTGCATTACCTCTTGAGCACCTTCTACCAAGTTAGTTTTAAAGTATGCTAATGTAGCTTTACCAAAGTTTGCTGGTTTAATAAAACCTTTAAGCGCATTTTTTAAGTTAAAATCTACAATATCATAAGCACCTTCTGTTATTGCTTTAGCTCCAGAACCTTTACCTGCTTGAAATACTATATCAAATTCTTTACCAACAGATCTGATAGTTCTAGACTGTCCTGCAAAAATATTGCCTTTTGTTAAATTAGGAAAAGCAATCTTATTTGAATAAAATACAAGCAACGCATTTTTATAAGTATCTTGGAAACCTGCTACTTTAGCTTGTTTGCGTAAGTTAACTTGTTCCTCATTAGTAGGGGCCCTATTAGTTCTTTTCCAAAACTCATCATATAGTTTTGAATATGTATTGTTTTCTACAAAACCTCCTTCAAGTCTACCTTCTGATAGACCCATATTCATACCAATTACATCTCTAAATAAACCTGCAGAAGTTTTTGCTGTTCTAGCAAGGCCTGATAAGTTAGATGCTTCAGCAAAAGCTGTAGTAGTATTATTAATTGGATTAATAAAATTAAAAGTGCCCTTTGATGCTGAAGCAAAGAACTTTTGTGCAGCCGTGTAGTTCTCAAGGTTTTTTAGGTTAGTAAGCATTTTACCACCATACTTACCCATGTTATATAGATTCTTTGGTAAGCTTGCAAGTCCTTTTACGGCACCTACTG